TAGCAGAGTTGGTTGGAGCTTCGGTCAGGAATGAACCTGACTGTGCAAAGGATTGCTCCTCTCTAAGGAATTTCTCTTGGTTTTCGAGCAGGACAGCGGTTACAGCTCTTCTGTGTGAATCTTTGATAGGATCAAGACCCTCATAGTTCAGAAGGGGAGCCCACTTTTCCTGCAGATGCTCGTTATTGAACATTTGCGTTTACCTCTTTAAAAAGTGTGTTTGTTTAATGTTAATTTCAGTTTTTGGGCGAAGTAACTGAAAGAGCTTTTAGATAAGCATTCATTGAATCTGAGTAATACTCAGGAGCAACGTCTACTCCTTCAGAAAGAGTTTCAGTTTTTGCCTTTGGAGAAACTGCCTTTGAAGGAAAATATGATTCCTTCAGAGTTTCCAGTTTTTCACGATATTGTGCCTCACTTTCAAACTCAACACTTTCGGCAAGTGAAGCGAGCTTATCTTTCTGAGAAAGTGCTAGACCCTCAGAAATCTCATCAAAGATTCCTTCTGCAACCGACTCTGCGAGACGCTTGTTCAGATGGATATTTTTCTCAATTTGCTCGTTGAGTTTTTCTTCCATTTCATCAAGTTTTTCTACCATGCTATGGAGTACATCATATTTCTCTTCAGGGATTGTTACATAATGTTCTTCAAAAAGACCTTTCAGACCTGAAAGGAATGACTCAGAGAGTTCTTCCTTCAGACCTTGCTCAACTGCTAGTTGATTCTCGGCCATCCATTCATCAGCAACATACTCTAGGTATGCATCGACACGCTCTTCAAGAACGGTCTTAATTTCAGCAACCTCTTCAACAAGGCGCTCTTCATATTGAGCCTCTAGTGACTCCTTAATATCCGAAACCTTGCTTCTGAGAGCGGCTTCGAAAATAGTTTTTGCCTTCTCTTGAAACTCCTCAGAAAGTTCCTCACCGGAAAGAAGTGCATTGACATCTTCTTCAATGTCAAACTCTTCCTTCATTTCATCTTCATCCTCTTCCTCTTCTTCGTCCTCTTCTTCTTTCTTACCTTTCTTCTTACCCTTTTCTTCCTCTTCCTTTTCCTCGGCTTCGGAAACTACCTCTTCATCTTCGAGTTCTTCTTCATCAACAAGATCCTCATCCTCATAATCTTCTTCTTCCTTAACAGCGCCAGGCTTTAAGTGACCCATCGCATCTGCTGCCTTAGCGCCCTTATTGACAACATTCTTAACTTGCTTAAGAGATGCGCCAGGTGTCTTAAGGTGAGCAGACTCATCATCTGGTCTGTAGTTGTCTGGAGTAGGACCTCCAAGATCTTCCCAACTGCCAGTTTGACCATCAACCATTACATTAGAAGCATTGCTTCCTGCTTTAGGCATTGGATCTGCTGCCTTAGCATTAGCATTAACGGCAGTTTTGGATTGCTTTGTGCCTACTTCCATTTCTTGTAATTGTGTACCACGAGACATTTGAACTCTCCGATTTACCTTTATTAAATCTATATTTATTTATAATATGATAAATTACACTAATTATAGTGAATTTAAGAAATCATTGAAGAGTTTAATTTTATGCTCTTCAAGTTTTCTTTGATCGACTAAAGTGTTAATTCTTTTTCTAGTGTTCTCAGCAAGTTTTTCACGTAGAACACCACCATCCCAAATCCATTCCTTTCCTTCCATAATTCCCTGAACAAAAGCGTCAGGAGCGGAAGGATCTGCTACGATATCAGCAGCAGTTGCAAGCATAAAGTCTTCACCAACTTCCTTATATCCTTCTCTGGTTTCTCTCAATGAACCAATTCCACGAGAAGAAACACCAAGAGTTACTCCATCACTTAAAAGAGATTCTGCAATCTTTCCCATTGGAGTTGACAGGATTTGAGCCTTACCAATGAAGTTGTTACCTTCACGTTGAAGTTCTACAATCTTGTGAGAAACTCTATCCAAGTTAACTGTTGGGCCATCTGGATGACCAAGTTCTCCTAGAGCACGACCTTTTTGAACATACTGCTCATTGTATCGGTTAACTTCTCTTTCCATTACAGGCATACGGTATACTCTACCGTTTCTGTTTACCTGCTCTGCCTGAAGAAAAATTCCTTTGATAAAAAGAGATTTTTTACCATCAGATTCTTCAGTGAGAACCTCTACTTTTTCGATTTCTTCTCTGATTAGTTTCATTGTTTTAGTTGGTAAGTCCTACTTTTGATGCCTTAATTGCTGAAGATGTCCAAATAACATCAGATGGAAGTTTTTCTAAAAATTCAATGGAACTCGCAGGCATTGAAAAATAATTAGTAGATGCTGCTCCAACTACAGTCGAAACACCAACAGTAACTATACCTGCAGTATTATTATGAAGTCTCACACAACTAGCACTACTAATGCTAGTTGCAGTCCCAGCCGTTGTGCTTGTAGCAACTTCAGTTTCAATTATTTTTGTTCTTTGCATTGGTATAATAAAGACCTTATAAGTTATTTATTATTTAATCAAGTTAGATCATAAAAACTAATTGCACCAATACAATCGGCGTTTCCATTTATTGCTCTTACTGCTAAAGTTAAAGTGTCGCTTACTTTTGCTTGAGTTCTTCCAAGTTGCAAATCCCAATTATAATTACTTTCCACGTTCAGTGGAACATCTGATTTGTTTGCTGATGAAACAAAGTCATTAAATACAATCTTTCCTCCACTCAAAGTGGTTGCATCTACATTATATTGAGCATTTGGTGTGTTTACTGCGGTCCAATTTGTTGCATTTATTGATGCGTTTTTAATTAGTGCCACTTCCAATAATGCTGTTGCAGCAGAACTACCTATGAATGCAAATGATTTTGGAAGAATAATCGCTTCTTCTCTTCCTGGAGTTAAACGAATAGTTACAAGTGGATAAAATGAGGTAGATGATACATTAACTGTAGTAGTTCTTCTAGCAATATCTCTTTCTGTAAGTTTTTCATATCCACCATTTGATTGTACAGAAACGCAAATTTGTTTCATTGTAGATGGTGAAGTTGTTATGCCCGTATTTAAAATTTCATAACGAAGTGGTAAATTTGCGGTGGTCATATAAACACTATCAATTTTATTTGAATGGTTAAATTGATGTGCTGGAATAAATCTTCCATCAATAGCAAATCCAACTCTTACGGAACCAACACCCAACCATTCATACTCACTAAAAAGAATTTGTGCTTTTGAGATGTCTAATTTAATTCCAGTTGGATTACTTGTACTAAATCCAGTTCCATCTAAAGTATCAATGTTCCATTGAGATTGTGGAATTACAACTGTTGTAGTAACTCCTGAAATTGATGTTCTTTTAACAAAATTAATTTGAGAACCATCAAGTTCTAACATTACACCATTTTCTGACGATGCATATCCAACTCTTTGGATAAGATTATTTTGAGAAGGATTGAAAACAAATGTTTGAAGAATTTGTAACGCTTTTCCTGGTTGATATGAAAAAATTCTTTTACTTTCTCTTATAACAGAACATCCTGCAGTTGTTCCAATTCCTAGTGTTGCACTACTTTGAGATGTAATAAAACCAACAGTAGACCCCGTACCAACAATTACATCATCAAAATCTCCATTTTGAGAATAACGGTGAGAACTATCAAATAAGGTATATGCATTTGAGACTTTTAATCTTCCAAAAAGATCTCCGGAAAATCCCTGGCCCAATGGATCAAAAATATATCCACGCCTGTCTGCTTGCATGAAAACCTCAAAGAGGCTTCGTTCCTGATTTAAATAATCTTGTGTAGTTATATTCCACTGAGCCATTATTAATCAATCCATTCCAACTTTGATGGGTGGTATCTTTTTGCGTTTTTAATATTGTAATTTTTTTCTAGAACTGGATAAATTTGATGTACAACTGCACCTGGATACTCTGATTGCAATTGTTCACCTAAAGACTGTTTAGATGGAATTCCATTATTAGTGGTTAATTCCATCCTATAGAGACTTCCATTCCACAAAACATCTGCAACATACTCTTCACCAACTTCTTGTGGTTCTTGTTGATTAGAGTTGATGTAAAGATTTCCGTTAAAATCTCCGGAAATGTTTACTGATTCTGAGATGAATTGTTTGAAGGATTTCATTTTTATTCCTCTTCGATTTCTTCTTCCTCTTCACCAAATAGAGTCGCTGCAACGGCTGGTCTGAAGGAATCAACCTTTTCTGCGGCTTTTGAAAATAGAAGATCTTTGATTTTATCGCTAATTTGTGACGGTGACTCGTCAGCCACAATCATATCCATTAATTCGTCCATAGTAATTGTAGATTGAAAATCTTCTGCTATTTATATCTCTCCACCCTTAGGTGTTTTCATCTCTGCAGATTTTCCATCAGCAACTGTTGCATTACCTTGTGATTCCAAATCTGGTTCAACTACTGGTTGACCCAAATCCATTCCAGGTTCCATTGGTTGTCCTGTTGCTGGATCAATAGGAGCGTTTGGATCTGGAATTACACCGTCATCAATCTCTTTTTGAATGAGCATATCTTGTTCAACAATTTCTTGATCAGTCTGACGTAGAATTTTACGTCTGATATAATCTTGAGAATAGTACTTACCAACGTAAGGCTCTGCAGTTGCTACCAGATTTAGTCTTTCTGTTAGGAGTTCTGCATCCTTTAGTTCGGAGAAATGGTTGTCATATAAGAAATCATATTGAATATGCTCACTCATTTTTTCCCAATCTTCTGGGGTAATAATATTTTTGAGAAGCAACTGTGTTCTCAACATATCATTAAACATATTTGCAAAACGCTTTCTCAAGCGTCCTACAAATTTAGTAAACTTAAGTTCATCACGTAGAATTTCTGAAGATCTTCCTAGGTTAAATCCACCTTCACCTTCAATTCTAGATGAAGGTACATTCAGAGACTTGTATAATTTTTTCTGGAAATAATTAATGTCAGTAATTTCACCAAGATTTTGTCCACCAGGTAAAGTTGAGATTTCAGTTCCTCTACCACCTTCACGGCGAGGCAACCAGAAATCCTCAAGCATACTCATAAATTTCTTATCGTCTCTAATCTCACCAGTTGATGCATCATAAACTAGTTTGTTACGATAACGCATCATAACATCACGTAGATATTGTTCTGCCTTTACTTTTGGAAGATTACCTACATCAATATAGAAAATTCTTCTTTCTGGAGCCCTTGACAAACGATAAATGACCAAAGAATCTTCAATCATACGAAGTTGATTGAGAGACTTAATTGCTTTATGGAGATATGAAAGAACTGTTCCTTTATTTCTATCTACCAAACCTGAAGTGCAATATGTAATTGCGTCTTTTGCAATTTTGATTCCGCCACCAACAGACTGATTTGACATACCTGTCGCGCCAGCTGTTGTTGCAAGTTTTGGATTGTATTGGAAATACTCTTCAATCTCAGGGAACATATAGTCCTCTGGATTTTGAACTCCAATTCCTCCAATTTTAATTAAATTATTTTCTTTCGAATTCT